ACACATATAAAAATGAAGAAGAAGAAGGTATACTAGAAAGGTTCCTTCAGGTATGTGGTGATTACTTTAATGATGTTGTAACACCAGACATTGATAACACTGTAAATTTAATAGATATTGATGCTACAGATGAGATTTACCTAAACTATATCTGGGAGTTATTTGGGTCTATACCATACGCATATGGCATACTAATTGACACTAGATTATGGGACACATACAGCAATATCAGTAAAAATCAAGAAGCTTGGTTAAAGGCCATTGAAGCATTACCACCAAGGGCTAATGCTAGAGACCTATTAAAGTTTGCCATTCCCTTATATAAGATACGTGGTACTATAAACTTCTACAGTGTCCTATTAAAGTTTTATGGGTACAAATGCATACTATCTGATCCAACAGGTGATTTTGTTAATCCTTACCCAGAGATTAGTTATTATGATAGTATACCTTACTATGATTCAGGTTTACTATACGACTCCAATGAAGTATATGATGAATCAAAAAACTGTTTAAGTTGTGTGGGTATAAGCCTAAGCATATACGTATCACATGAGGTTGATTATATGACACCTGATTTCTTTAGTAGGTTATGCTCTTTATTAAATAGGTTTAGGCCATTAAATGTTAAACCTTTTGATAAATCAAACATACTATTATATAATAGGTTACCAAGTGAGTTAGTTTATGATTATGATGACTACATAACTGATTACTACTTACAAAGCATGTTAAACATATAACAAATTAATATAAAAATATATGAGTGTAGTACCATCACAAAAAAGATACAGGGACTTCAAGTCGCCTGTTGAGTCTAAAGATTCTGCTGAGTCTCTTGCAATATTAAGTGGGATAGGCCCAAAATTTGGTTTTGATTATGTACCTGTTACTACTATAGTAGGGGATACTGTAAATATCACTATTAGGTCAATAGAGAATAGTTCTCCAGGTCTATCTCCTGGTATAAAGAACAGGTACCTTGTAGATAAACTCCAAAACATACTATACCCCAGGGGGGGAGTTATTACACCTGATGGTATATTAACCCTAGTAACTGAAGACCTTAATATGTCATTCAATAAGTTGGGTGCATCAGTATTTATGGAAGGTGAATTAGCCTATGTAGAGGCTGTAATAGTTGCTAATCATTCTTATATAGAGGAGGAAGGTTTATTAAACAGTACTTCATTTGAGTTAATAGTGAATACAGATGAAGTTTCTATATATGAAGTTACAAAACCAGCTTGGGGTATAAATTCTTGGTTATCTCATCCTTCATTATCTGTACTGGATAAAAAAACTGAGATAGTAGTAGGATTGTTAAAGGTTTATATTAATAACTCTAACACCACCTGTATACTGCCATATGACTACCAATGGCCTAATCCTATAAACCTATCCCAGAATACATGGGAAGCTTTCACTACTAATTACATCAATTTTAAGAATGGTACTAATGATAGCCTAACAGATGTTAATGAGCAAATAGGTTCACTATCTACTGCTTTATCTCAACAGGCTACTGAAATTGGTACCAATACAGAAAACATCAATGGTACGATATTATCTATTAGGGGTTACAAGAAAACTTGCCAAGTTCTTAATAATGGTGTAATGTTTTCCAGTAGTGGTCAATGGGACATGGTAGTTGGTGAAGAGCAATTTGTATATTCATTAGTTGGGCCGGGTCGTAGTGGCCATATAACTGGAAGGATGGCAATAAAGAGAGCAACTAACCCCCTCAATGAAGCACCCATAACCCTAACCTTTCCCTTAAGTACTGTACTTGACACAACAAAGATATTTACTGATCTATATGGTAAAAACTCAGATAACATTGAAGATAACAATGTAGTAACCCTAAAAACATCTATGGGGGCAAATGCTATATATAATTATGGCAGTGTAGTTGCTGTTAGTAGGTTAAATAAGAACCTAGTAGTACCAGGTCAATTATTCATAAATTCATCAAACCCAAGCAACCTTACTATATCCATGTTGTTAGCTGAGTTTGATGTAACTGACATTGTAGACATATACTTCAATGGCAAGTTTCATTTCTAAATAAAGAATAGTTGTTGTTTTGTTGATGTGGCGAAGGTTTGGGTTACTTTAACTCGGCCTTCGCTTTTTCGACTGTTATTTCTATTTCTTTCCTTAATGCAGTAATAAAATTAGAGTGGGTCTTAGTCCTTGGTAAGTCAAAAAAATCTAATAACATAATAATGCTGGGTTTAGAGTTCTGAGTTTTCATCATATCTTTTATAAACTCAGGTGGATCATTCTGTACTTCAAATAACAGGAATGCATCTGGGCTTAAATTATTACGCATAAATGTATATAACCTATCCATCCTGGCTTGTATTAATTCACTTTCTGAATGATCTTCAATAAGCTCTTTGCTATCATCAAATAAATCTTCCATACTTGTCAATGCTTGATAGTATTCTGACTGTTCAGTATAGGCCTTCCTAAGTAACCTATTTTTAAATGTCATAAGTGAACTTATAAGGGTAGCCCTTAAATGTTCTTCACTATATTCCCCCTGATACTTATTAAATACATAAAGAAACTTATCCCAGAAATAAGATTGGATAACATCATTGGGAACATTAAACCTTCTCTCATCCACATTTCTAGCCAACCTTTTAACTAAAGGTTTTAAGTTACGGTATAGCTTATTAAAAAGCATCTCATCGTAATCCTCCATTACCTTCAACCTATGCAGTTCACTGCCATCACTATTTATTTCCATATTTGAATTATTAATTATTTGCAAATATAATACATATTTTTATATATGCAATGGAAAGCTAGCACAATTTTTCACCTTAGTAGTATACTTTATGTGGATTGATATTAGGAGATGCTAGCTTATGTACACCTGAGTACTACTATATACTATTATAATACAATAAACAACATTAACTCTAACATGAACAAGAAAGCTAGTACAAAAGAGAAGTTTTCATTTCTCCCGGAATTTCAATTAGAAGTATTAAGATATATTATAAAAGACCCGGATGGTGTAACAGCTTTACAAAAGGTTAAACCTAACTATCTAACACTTATTGAACACTCAATTATTGCAGAGGGTGTATTAACATTCTTTAAAAAACACAGTCGCATACCTAGTAAGCCAATCCTGAAAGAAACCATTAAAAGGGTATTAGAGAGTAAGAACTACCTTGATCTTGTAACACAAGAAGATGTACCTGAGATTAATAAAGTAGTTGATAACCTATACCACAACCCATTAAAAGACCCAGACATTATCAGGGAAGAGGTATTTAAGTTTGCTGCATACGTTGAGATGAAGAATCTCAGTGAGTCATTTGACTTAGAAAACTTTAGTCAGTATAGCGAGTATCAAAACAAGGTAAGTAAGATTATCCAAGAGGCTAGTCCTAAAAAGGTAGATAAACCTTTAATGATGGTAAAGGGTGTTATCAGCAGGCAATTAGATAGGCAGGCAAATCCTAATGTAGTACCAACACCATTCAGGCAACTTAATGAACTAACTAATGGTGGGGGTTATCCAAAGGGTTCAATTGTAGTACTACTTGATAAGGCTAAAGCTAAGAAATCATTCACATTGGTTAATGCTGCTAGGGGTTATCTTAGGATGAAAAAAAATGTATTATATATTGATACTGAAAATGGTAAACGGGAAATTATGGACAGGATGATACAGTCTACCCTTAATAAAACTAAAAAGGAAATGTTTTCTGGTGAACATGATAAGTTAGAACAAAAACATGTTAGGAAATATAAACGAATAGGTTCTGAGTTTATCGTTGAAAGGGTTGCTGCAATGATATCTGATGCTAATGATATCAAGGAAATTATACATACAGTTGAAAAGGAGTTGGGGATAAAGATACATGTATTAGTATTAGATTATGCTGCTAAAATGGCATCCATAGGCAAACACAAAGATGACAATGATAGGCTATTTAATGTATATGTGGAATTACAAAACCTTGCACTAGAAGAAAACATAGAATCGGTTTGGACTGCTAACCATGTTACAAGGGAAGGATCTAAACATAAGGAAACTAGGTATGAGGAAAATGATATTGCATCTGCTATATCTATTGTAAGAAATGCACAAGCTATCATAGGACTTAACAGTACACAGGAAGAAGAAGACAATGAGATACAAAGGATGGAAATAGTAGTTCAAAGGGATGGTAAACCATTTGGTAGAGCACTATTCAACCTAAGTGTTGAAACACAAAGGATGAATGAATTTACAAAGGTTCAAAGGGAAGTATATGATAAAGAGTATGGACCTAAACTAGAGGCATCAATAAAGAAGAAGGTAAGGGCTGGAACAAAAGATGTAAAGGGTAACGGAGATATTTAATCATGGCAAGATACAACAACCAATTTAAAGGACGACTAAAAGCATACCTGATCAAGCGATTGGGTATGTTTGACTATAAGCATGGTTGGATGAAAGGCAATTGCCCCTCATGTGAAAAAGAGTTTAAATTTGGGGTAAACATATCTCTGAATAGAACTAACTGTTTTGTATGTGGCTACAGTCCTTCACCCTTGGATATGGTAATGGACTTAGAAGGTCTTCATACTTATGCTGAGACCCTAGACTTTTTAGATCATGGAGATTTTGAAGGCTATGAATTTAAAGAAGTTAAGGTAGAACTAAAGGAAAGAATTGATGTATATCTACCTGATGGCTTCAGACTACTTAGTTTAGGTAAATCTCAATTAGCCAGGTCTGCAAGAAACTATATTAGTAAAAGGGGGTTTGATATAAAGAAAATGAGTCGTAAGGGCTGGGGCTATTCTAACAGTGAAAAGTATTTCGGTTACATCATAATACCCTTCTACTCCCACAATAAACTAATATACTTTAATGCAAGAAATTATATGTCTACTGGCCCCCGGTATAATAACCCAGATACTGATGTAACTGGGGTAGGCAAGTCAATGATATGGTATAATAAAGATGCATTCTATATGTATAAACAAGTTTATATACTAGAGGGTGCCTTTAATGCTGAAACATTGGGGGATAAAGCAACTGCATCTGGTGGCAAGTTTGTTTCAAGGTACCAGATAAATGATATTATCAAATCACCTGTTGAACGAATAGTAATTGTATTAGACCCAGATGCTATTGATAAAGCAGTTGACTTGGCATTAAAACTGGTTGATTATAAAAGGGTGAAAGTAGTAATACTCCCAGATGGTGAGGATGCTAATTCTTTGGGTAAAAAGGAAACAATGAAACACATATACAAAGTTAGATACCAAAACAGGCAAGATTTAATTAAACTAAAAAATGACTTATGATACTCTGGAAAAAATACAAAGGGATAACTAAAGAATTAATAGATTCAGTGGGTTGGGAATTAGCAGGTGATAGTAGGTCTAGGTATTCTAATACTTTTATTGTAATGGTTAAATTTAAAAACAGTAAAGATCCATATGAGCCAAGGTTTGCTAATATAATAGCATGGGCTGACAAACATGCATACCTTAACGCTAACGATCACGTATACCTTAACATAAATGGTATGTCTGGTTTAACTGAAGTATCCCATTACTCAAGAATAAACCTACCAAAATGAGAGACCCCTCTATACATATCAGAAAATCAAACCTAACCTGCCTACTAAAGGAGCATGGTCTTTCCCAAAAAGATATTGAAAGTATACTAACCCAGGCAAGGAAAATATCATGTGATAACAGGTCAGTATCAATTACCAATGACAAACTAAAGAAGGACTTAACCAGGGTACTTAAAAGTAGTAAGGGAGATACTAACCTATTGGCTGACATCATATATTCAGTCCGAATAAAACTAAAACATAGGGGGATTAAAAAACTACATGAGACAGATAGGGACTGGCTACAATTAAAAGAACTCACCAAACTGTGCAACCAGTTCTGTGAGGATTTTGAGTTAGATAAGCGGGCTGGTTATATAAAGTATATAAGTCTGGCCTTCCCTAAAATACAATCTATGAGGGCTTACGTATCTAAGTTCATAAATATGTATGAAAGTATATGTTCTCAATATGAGGCAGTTGGAAAGCTTAAAGAGGATAAAAATCCTGAAGAAACCCAGGAATTACATGACCTGTTTATATCTAAGGTTGCAGACAGGACAGGTATATTTGAAACTTACATGAACAATGATCAAAAGATGTTAGCATTCTATAATGCAGGCAAGTTATGCAGAGAGCTGGGGGTAGACCCAAGTATTTTCATTGAAGCACAATTTGAGTCACTGGAATGGTGCAATGGTATCCCACAACCAGAAGCATTATATGGGGATAAAGCAAAAGAGAGATTAAACAAGTATTTATATCAAAACCAAATAACAGTTAAACCACAAGCCAGTAAGGATTTTTGGAAAGGCTTAAAAAACAGAACAGCATGATGAGACACAAAAAATTTAAAGCAAAACTAGCTGAGATATCTGGTTACAAAACCACCTATGCTCAATTGAACCTAAGCCAAACTATTAAAATCATGAGGGCAGTTAAGAAACTGTTTGGTGATATGAGCATGATTGAGTACCATGAACTAATAGAAAAGTTTCCTAATTTAGGAAAGGGTGCTGATTTTCATGATCTGCCATTCTGATGAAAAAAATAAACATAGAAATTATAAACTATAACCAGGGCCAGTTAGATGGTCCTATGGTTATTATGAATAAGCTATATGAAGAGTTTGGTATAAAACACCCAAATGCTTGGCATATAAAGATGGCTGGTGGTAGGGAATGGGATGGCATAGTACATTACATAACTGAGTATGGTAAATTCAAAATAGGTCTTTTACCCATAATCTATAAAAGGTTGGTTGAGTTAGAATATGAGGTTAAAGTTATTGATAACCGAGAACCCATAAGAATTGTACCTAAGGTACCAAAGATGGTAGGTAATTTAAAACCAAGGCCACAACAAAGGCAGGTAATGGATGCTATCATAAATAACAAAGTTGGAGGTAAGCCATTCTATATAGGTACACAAAACTTAGCTGTTAACTTTGGTAAGTCAATGATAATGGCTGGACTATACCTTGCATTTAAAAAAGGTTTAAAAACCCTATTACTAACTAATGATAAGGACTGGCTAGAACAATCAAGGTCTGAATTTAAGGACTTACTACCTGGTGAGAATATAACATTTGTACAGGGGGGTAAGGTATTTAACTGGGGCAACTTCTCTATAGGTATGGTACAATCAATATCAAGGAACCTGGGGAACTACCAAAAGGAGTTAAACAACATTGATATGTTACTTATTGATGAGGGTGACCTTATTGATAATAAAACATATAAGGGCGTAATTCAACACTTATGGGGAACATCAGTTAGGCTAATTTTCTCAGGTTCTATATACATGAGTAAGCTTAAGAAAGACCTGGTTCATAATATGAATATAAGGCAATTCGCTGGGGATGAACTAACTATCATCAAGTTAGATGAGATGATTAAAAAGGGGTACTCTACCCCAGTAATTGTGAAAATGGTCCCAACAGAGTATAACAAGGATAAGAAAAAACTGGGAGGCTATCCCGATGAGTATTCAAAAGTTATATCAACTAGCCAACATGCTTATGGTGTATCCCTGGATAGGACAAGGTATAACTTACAATATGGTAGGACTCCCATGCTTATAGTAACCAAGTATATTGAGCATTGTGAAAAGCTTTATTCTTATTATATGAGTTATATATCTTTACTAGAAAAGTCTGTAGGCAGGAAATTAGTAGTGAAAAGAGTTCACCATGATACTAAAGATAGGAAAAAGATTTTATCTAACTTCAGAGATGGAAAAATTGACATCCTTATATCTAATACATTTATTGCCAGAGGGAAGAACTTCCCACTATTACAGTATATGCAGAATACTGCTAGCATGGACTCTAATGAAAAGACACTTCAGCTTATGGGTAGGTTGGTTAGAACACATGAGAGTAAGACTAAAACTTACTTAGATGATATTCAATACAATGGTAAATATCTTTCAAAACATGCTAAGCACCGAAAAAACTATTATACTAAAGAGAACCTTAAAGTGATCATGTTAAATAGGTTAACACCCAAGAAGTCCTTATAAAAACCCCAGGTACTACTAATTATAAACAAAACAATATGTCAACTAAAGTAAAGAAAAAGAAGTCACTACTGCCTGACTTGTCCAAGATGGATATCCTAAAGCCATTATCAATTACTGATATAGGGTCTAATGGTGATCCATGCTTTGGTAAGGCTTATGATCTGTCAACTAAAGAATGTAAGATGTGTGGAGATTCTGAATTATGTGCAATAGTATTTGCCCAGACAATGAATACCACAAGAGGTGAAATTGAGAAGGAAAAACATTTCAAGGACATGGATGTATTAATTGATATTCCAGGTGTAAAAAAATACATGAGGAAATTGAAGCGTACGGGGTATATTAAGAAGGATATTATTACAATGTCCATGGCTAAGTTTGAAATAGCTAAATCAGATACAAGGGATATATATAGAAGTTTAAACAATTTAAAAGAAGAGTAATGGATGATAATATACCAGGCTTCCCAGGTTACCATATAGCTAGAGGTGGGAAGTTATACAATAGGGGAAAGCCAAAACCAACGTATGTTCATAAGAATGGGTACTTAAGGTCTAGGTTAAGAAATGAAAAAGGTAAAACTTATAACAAAACTATACATAGGCTAGTTGCCATAGCTTGGGTACCAAATCCAAAGCCTGGTATATATAATACTGTATTACATAATGATAATATAAGGTTACACAACTTTGATACAAACTTACACTGGGGTACACAACAGGAAAATATAGACCAGGCTATAAAAGATGGTATCATGAATGTAAAGGGTAAGAATAATCCCATGTATGGTGTACACAGAGATTGTAGGGGTAAAGTAAACAAAACCTTATCAGGTAATAAGAAAACTCAGGTAAGGGGATTATACAAAACAGGAAACTATAAACTTACTGAGTTAGCAAAAAAGTTTTCAGTAGGAACTAAGAATATAAAACGAATTATAAACATTTAAAACTTAACATTTTGGACATAAGAGATGTAAAAGAAGAACCACAAGTAGTAGAAGGTGGGATGTATTTAGAAAAGATTTATGAGTTACAAAAGGTATTGGTAGACCACTATGTAAAAATTGAAGGCCTACCACCTTACCCAATTAGTGTAAACACAAAACCCAGCCAGATAATCCTGAAGGATTTTACGGGTAGGGTAATTGAAGAACTTGCTGAAGGGTTTGAATCTCACCTATTGATTGATGAATTAACAAGTAACAACCTTTATTGGAGTGATGAGGATGGGAGTTCTAATGATTATCAACAAATGGTAAACCACCTTCAGAACTTAAATGAAGAACAGGCAGATGCAATGCATTTCATGACTGAGTTAATGATCTATTGCAACATTCAACCAGATGATATCCAAGCTTGGATTGATGCTTATGTAAAGAAGTACAATTTTAATAGTATAAATGCTGGTGCTCCTTATGTTGGTACCGATGGTGATGTAATAGCTAATGCTATAGAATTAGGCTATGCTATATTTGAAGGTGATTTAACTCTTAGTAGGGAAGGTGTTAACTTGGTTAAATACATTGATGAAGTAAAACTTAAGTATCTACCTGGGGCAAGATACCTATCAATGGAATTGATGGAGTTATCTGAAAAATTGCTTTGGAGAGTTACCTACCATATCAACATTTCAAGGAACTGTTTGAAAAACAAACCCTGGAAACAGTCTGGTGTTATGACTGATGAAACTCTATACCAATCTAAAGTAGTTGAAGCATTTGTATACATGATGACTTACTTTGGGTTTATTGGTATGGGAAGCAAGGAGATATACTACTTGTACTTCAAGAAGAATATGGTTAATCAATTCCGTATTAAATCAAACTATTAATGGGCAAGGTATCTGGCTCAATCCAAGAAAAATGCCACAACTTGGAATTTGCAACCTCCCAGGAAGCTTGGGAAGGTTTAAATGAAATGTTCATATACCATGATAAAAGGTTATTTAAACATGGAGCATCATTTACATCGGGTATGTCTGCTGTATATAACATATTCATAAAGATAAGGAAAGCTTGGGTAGACCCAGAATTCGATTATGGTTTAATGTTTAATTACAGGGAACAGAAATGGACCACTCTAGTGAATAATTATTTAAACTTAAATAAACTAGACCTACTTAGGTCTAAAGTTCGCTACTTCCAGTCTAAGTATAACCAAAACTATAATATATCTTACTCATTTGATAACTCCCATGATAATGGGAAAGGTTGTTTATTAGCTGCAACATTTTCAAGGAGATTAAATGATGACATCCCAGTTATAACTGTAATGTTAAGGTCATCAGAGATAACTAAAAGGTTAATATTTGATCTCCTATTAGTACAAAGGATGGCAGAATATGTATATGGTAAAGAAGTAACCTGCATGATAAATATATTTGCAACTCAAATGTATTGCAATACAGAAACACTGGTAATGTATAATACTCATAGGCCACTTGCTGATGTACTTGAAGAAAACAAAAAGAAGTGGATGTCAAAGGGTATAGCAAAAGATTCATGGCCTGAAAGTTTATTAAAAACATTCAATACCTTCATGGATAAACCTGAATCATTTGGGAGTTATAAGGTTTTCTTAAGAACTGCAAAATGCTTAAGACCTGATTATTACAAGGGGCACTATAAACCTTTAATTGCAGTTAATATGGTTTTAGAATATGATGAGGGCATTGAATACCCCGAAACCGTCATAAGCTTCTCACAAAGAAAAGCATACAAAAAGAAACATAACAAACAACTTAAAAAACTAGTAGTATGAGGATTTACGCAAACGCTTACGAGTTAATGTCAGAAACTGGCAGAAACTTATGGGAAATGGGTGCAGAGGTTAAACCTAAAACTTATCAAGATAAGGTAATTGAGGGTGATGACAACTTTATTACAAAAGAACTTATCTGTGAACAGTATTGTTTAACTGACTTACCAGATGAGGATTTATTATTCTTATTTGACCCACGTTCTAAGGACTGGACAAAGGCAGAATTTGTTGAAAGGGTATCAATTGGTAAAAGCCAAAATCCTGGGGAAGCCTATAAACTTAGGCCAGATCTTTGGGAGCAATTCATAAACAGTAGAGGGAAGTTCGACTACAACTATAATGACCGGATGAGGTATGAAAAAGCCTTGTTTAGCAGATTAGAGCTGGATAACTTGTCTATAGTAATAAAGCAACTAATGTTTGACCACCAGACAAGGAAGGCAGTATTACCAATCTACACCCTAGATGATGTATCCAAGATACCAGAGGGCAAAAGGATACCTTGTTCAATGTATTATGACTTCTTAGTAAGGGAAGTAAATGGTGAAGAACAATTAAACATAACCTACCACCAAAGGTCTGCAGATTATGTTACCCACTTTGGTAATGATGTATTCCTTGCCTGGAAACTAATGCAATATGTTGCTTCACTGATAAAAGTTAAACCAGGGTACCTATACCATACCATAGATTCACTACACAGTTACAAAAAAGACTGGGTAAAACTTAAAACATCAGTAGGAGACTTCAAAAAATAATACTACTAACCTGTAATGGGAGGACTTAATTGTTCTCCCATTCGTCACCTTATAAACATGATATCAAGGTACCACATAATAAAGAATTTTAAAGAACTTAAACTACTTGTAAAAGCTTGCAAGGAAACTAAGTATGCAAGCTTTGACTTTGAATCTAATGCTAAAAGCATATACTCTGATGAGTTCTACCCTACTATACTATCCGTATCATTTCAAGTAGGTTCTTCAGTTATATTACCACTAGCTCATTTTGATTCACCATTCTTATCAGGTAAAAATAAACCAACCTGGCTTAAGATGTTAGAATACTTTGGTAGACATGTAATTGAGAATCCAGATATAACTAAGGTAGCATGGAATTGGAAGTTTGATAATCAGATAATGGCAAGGTACAACATCTGGCATAAGGGTAGAGCCTTAGATGGTATGCTTGCAAAATATCTCCTGGATGAGGAAAGGCCAATGGGTTTAAAAGATATGGTAAAAAGGTATCTACCTGAATTTTCAGGCTATGAAAATTATGAAGGTAGTAAATTGCCATGGGATAAAAAACCTTTAGAGGGGTTAAGTAAATATAGTGGACAAGATTCTGACTGTACCTTACGACTTATGCTATTCTTTGAAAAGAAACTCATTGACTTAGGCTTCTATAGTTTATATAGAAATTTAATTATGATGGCTAGCAGAGTACTGGAGGATGCTGAAAGAAATGGTATGAAGCTTGATATTGAACTAAATCATGAACTTGGTATTAAATATGATGCATTAACAGAAGAGGCCCAAAAGAAACTTAGGGAGATGTCAAGGGTTATGAAGTTTGAAAAGGCTTTAATAAAAGACAGGAGGGAAGCTTATATATCAAAGATAGAGGATGAAATTGAAGCTATAAATAATGAGATTGAAGAACTTGATGACCAAAAGAAAATCAATGCAGCTAATAAAAAGATTGATTCCAGGGAGGAAAAAATAAGCAGGTTAACAGTTGGTGACTTTAGAACTAATGATGAAAAGAAACTTATAGAGCCAATTAACTTTGGTTCACCATTAGTAATGGGGGCTTTACTTTACACCCATAAAAAAGGGTTTAAATTCCCCATACAAAACTATACTGATAAAGGTGCACCATCTACAGCTGAAGAGGATATACTAAAACTAAAGGATTATGATAAACATGGTTTTATAGATGGGCTTATAGAGTTAAGGGGGTTCCAAACCATTAATTCCACATTTGTAAAAGGTATTGGTGAAAAGGTTGGATCAGATGGTAGGATTCACCCTAAGTTTAATATACATGGAACAACTACAGGAAGGCTTAGTTCTAACGACCCAAATTTTCAAAATCTCCCAAGGGTTACAACCAACGAGGATATTAAAAGGATGATGATACCAGGTGAAGGCAAGATATTCATCATGCTCGATTATTCTCAGGCTGAGTTAAGGGTACTTGCTCATCTTGCAAAAGAAGAAACCATGCTTATGTGGTTTAGAACTGGTAGGGATATTCACCTTGCTACAGCTTGTAAGAAATACAAAACTGATTATGAGGAAACACTTGTAATATATAAGGATGAACAACACCCCGAATATAAAACGTGGAAGAAGAGAAGAAAACAAGCTAAGACAATTAATTTTGGTATAGCTTATGAACAAACTGCTATGAAGTTATCTGAGTCACTATCTGAGCCAGGTGCACCAGTTTCAATTGAAGAAGCTCAGGTTGAGTTAGATGCTTGGTTTTTAGAATTTCCAAAGGTAAAGAAATTTATTGAAAAACAACATAGGTTTGCAGAGAAACATGGTTGGGTTAAAACAATGTTTGGTAGGAAGAGAAGGTTACCCGGAGTATATAGTGAAGTATATAGAGAATATCTAGAGGCATTAAGATTTGCATCTAATTCACCTATTCAGGGAACTGCTACTGACTTTGCACTATTCTCATCCATATTAATATGGGAAAAGATTAAACTAGGTGAGTTACCAAGAATACATGAAAACACAACAGTACATGACTCCATTGTATATGAGGCAGATCCTAAGGATGTAACTCCATTCTTAATCCATGCACTATGGTCAATATGCAAGAACCCAAGTACTAAACAGTACTTTGGCTTCCAAATTGATGACGTTGAGATGGATGCTGACTTTGGGGTTGGAAGAAACTATGGTGAAGAATTGCCCTTTGTACCAGGCTATGACTATACTAATCTACTATCAAAAGACTTCAATAAAGATGATTATTACAAGGAATTTAATAAAGTACGGGACATCCCTTATTCAGATTTTCCAATTAAGTTCAATGATAACTTTAATAAAAGTAAAGCCCTATATGCAAGATAAAATAACACAAATCAGTAAGATTAAGCGGGATGTATTAACTGTACACTATAAGGGTGAGAAAATAAACATAAACATTTCCCAGGAATTATCCATAAGTGAAAATGTTATCAACTCTCAATTAAAAGAGAGTCCTTCTAGTTATGCATTCCTTTGTTTACTAAGAGATAAACAAGTAAAACTCCGTGATACTCTAGAAAGGAGCAAGGATGTTGCCTATAGTGAAGCTTATATATATTATAAGGGGTCTGGTAGTGGCATTACCAATGAAACAGCACAACATAAGGCTAACTCTAACCCCAAATATAAAAGCTTATATAAAAAATACCTAAGGGCAGTTAGTAAGGCAAGCAACTTTATTTCAATATGCAGGGCCTATGAGGGTAGGGAAAAGATATTACAAACAGTATCAGCTAATCTACGTAGAGAACACTAAAGAATTTCTATAAACTATTAATATATAAACAAAAACATTATGAATTTAGCAACAATGCTTGGCCAGTCTCTTATTTCAAAAGATACTGCAATGTTAATCAACAGTGAGTTATACAAAAGGGGTCAGGTAACTGAGAACCGGGTTATAATCATTACACCTAAAGAAATTGAGGGTAGGACTGCATCTGGTATAATCATACCCGGAGAAGTAACAGAAGGGGTACCAAGAAAGGGTATCTGTGTTCAAATGGGAGAGTTCACTGAAGAGAATCGGACCTATACCTCTGTAGTTGGGATTGGTAATGTACTTACCTATGGCTTATATGCTGGTAAGGAAATTGATCTACTAGAACCCCTATTAGTAAAAGGTTTTAACCCTGACAAACATGAACTAAGGTGTATATCAGTTAATGAGATTATGTATTCTGAGTATCCAATTAAACTAACATAATAAAGTAAAGTCATGAGAGCAGAGAAGGAAGACAAAACTAAAAAGAAGAAGTTATCTACAGGTGGTAAAACTGCCCGTGAGAAAATGATGGACCGGAAAAAAGACCTTGAAAAACGTAGTGCAGGTGGTGGATTCATATTCCCAAAAGTTGGTACAACAAGGCTACGCCTAAAGTCACCAGGTGATGATGAAGAATTAGCCATTGAGGTAATTCAGTTCTACCTGGGTAAAGAATTGGGTGGTGTGGTATCCCCAGCAACATTTGATGAACCCTGTCCATTTATGGATAAGTACAAAGAACTAAAGGATTCAGATGATGATGATGACAAAGCATTAGCAAAACGTCTGGTACCTAAAAGGAAGTATGCAATTGGGTGTGACTCTTACAAGGACGAAAAGGGTAAAGAAGTTGATCAAACTGACAAAGCAGTACTTGTTGCAAGAGGTGCTTACCAGGACATTACTGAACTCTACCTTGATGAGGATGAGTGGGGGGATATGACTGATAAAAAAGAAGGGTATGATATTAAAATTATCAGAACTGGGGTTGGCCAACTAGATACATCTTATTCTGTATCACCTTGCCAAAAGAAAGCATTACCCAAAGACCGTTCAAATACTTGCGACCTTGAAAAAATTGTAAGGTCACAAATTCCTTCATTTGAGGAACTTGAGGATACACTTGCTAAGTTCTTAAACTCAGGTGAGGATGGGGATGCTCCAGCAAAAAAACCCAAGGATAGTAAATCCAGGGACAAGTTCAAAGAAGGTCTAAAGGACAAAAAGAAAAAGAAAAGAGTAAGAGATATTTAATCCTACCCTAATAAAACAACAACTAGTAAGGGGCGGTATATTATATGTCGCCCCTTATTTCATGTACTAAACAAAAAGATTCATGGCAAAGAAAACTAAGATAGGTATAACCATACCTACAAAAAATGAGTTAATGAAAAGGTACCCTGGGATGTCAGTAGCTTCTGAAAATGATGATGATAGATACCCAAGAATACCATCAAGGCATTTAGCCTTCAATTACCAAACAGGGGGAGGTCTTCCATATGGTAAAATCATGGAGATATATGGAGAAGAGTCTTCAGGTAAATCTCTAATGGCCTATGATTTCGCTTATGTAACCCAAGCATTAGGTGGAGTAGTTCTAATAGCAGATGCAGAACAAGCATTCACTAATGCCTGGGCAATAGCAAATGGATTAGATTTAACAAGGATAATAAGGTTACCTTCAACAGTAGTTGAAGAGATATCTGATTGGCTTGCAGATATGGCAATATATTGGAGATCACAATTAACCCACAATGAACCCATATTATTCATATTAGACTCAACTGCTGCGTTGGATTGTATGGTAAATATCAATTCAAAAATGGTAGACTCTAAAGCCGATATGGGTAATAGAGCAAAAGCTATTTACAAGATGCTAAGGGTACGTTCTGAGTTAATGTTTAAACTAGGTGTATCACAGATATACATTAACCAATTAAGAAAGAATCTAAAAGCTGGTATGTTTGAGAATCCTGATACTACACCAGGAGGCGGTGCAATGAAGTTTTATGCTTCTATACGTATTGCTTTTTATGGTGGTAAACAAATCCTTGAAAAGATAAAAGGTAAAGATAGGAAAGTAGGCAGGGTAACTTCAATAAGGGTTATGAAAAATAAAGTTGGGCCCCCAAGGGGAACTATAAAGGGTGCACCCATGTATTTCAACCAGGATGGTAAAAAAGATATTGGCTTTGATAAGTATTATTTTTTATCCGACTCATTACTAGAAGCCGGTGCTATAAGCAAAAACAATGGTGGTACTTACTCTATAAAGGGTGTAACTTTATGTAGGGGGGATGAGAAATTCCTTGCATTAATTGAAAAAGATGATGATCTTCGTAGGAAGTTATTACGTAAAGCTAATATCAATACTATCAGCACTACAAGAAAGAAAATTGAAGGCTTAGGAGTTAACCTATTTCCAGTAGGTAATGTAAAGTATACGTCACAGGTAAAGGAGGCTGATGAGAATGAAGATGAATAGTTTATTAATAATTGATGGAGAAAATCTATTACACAGGGCATACCATAAGTTCTTAGGCTTCAAGTCTACTGAAGGAGTTCCAACTGGTGCAATATATGGTTTTCTAAAGATCCTACACTCTAATATATTTAGGTTCAAGCCTGAATATGTTATTGTTACATTTGATAATGGCAGATCAAAACATAGGACTAACATACTTCCAGGTTATAAGACACGACCTAAAAAACTGGGTATGGATTATGAGTCATTACAAAAACAAAAAAAGTTGATAATGAAGATCCTTAGAAGGTTGGGAGTACCTTATGTATTTGATAAATCATTCAGTAATGAATGGGAGGCTGATGATTACATTGCTTACTTAGCTAAAACCTTTGAGGGTGAAGTAACTATACTATCCTCTGACAAAGATTTTCACCAACTGATATCTAAAAGGGTAAAGGTAATGAGCCCATCTAAAGACCAATTAATCACTGAAGTTAATTGCATAAAGTTAACTGGGTATAATCCTGACCAATGTGTTGATTGGTTATCAATGGTGGGGGATGAATCCGATAGCATACCCGGCTATAGAGGCATTGGAGAAGTAAAAGCTACTGCATTACTTAAGAAATATAACTGTATAGAGAAATTTATAATGGGCGATTACAAAGAAAGTAGGGTAAATAAGCAAACACTTAATGAAGTAATGACTAAGAATAGGCACCTTATTGATCTTAACTTCTTTATAAGAAAATACCCAATGGTAAAAAACATACCCATAAAATATGGGAAGGATGAATTTATAAACAGGAAGCTAGTAACCATGTTTAATGGGTACTCTCTATCCTCATTCCAGTCTACTGAATTTATAAACACCTTTAAAGAATTAAGCAAATGGAAAGTAAAGTAAAACGTATTATGTTTGTGGGTCCCAGTGGGATAGGCAAGACCCACCTATCCAAGTTTATTGCAGATAAATATGGTATACCATTCATAAGTGGTTCATACTCTGATATGGTACCATCAACTAAAGATCAAAGCCATGCTGATATGGTAAGCAAGGATTCAAAGGTAATTTATAATGAAGATTATAAGTTGCTATGGGCAAGGGCAAAGGTATACTTAGGCTATACTACTAAAGGTTTAAGTTTTGTAACCGACAGGTCATATATTGATAGCATTGCATATTTCATATACAAACTTTCAAAAGTAATACCCAAGTGTGAAATTGAAGGTTTTGAACATGCAGCAAAAATGCTATTATTCAGGGACTGTACCCACCTAATTGTAATGCAATGTACTGAATCAATGGTTGATACCTGGAGAGTTGAAAATAATGAAAAGAGGATATTAAATACATATTTCCAGTGGATGGTATCTATGGTAATGATAGGAGTACTTAAAAGATTGGGCTTAAGAACTGGTAAATACTTTGGCCATACATACAGTTACATGCCAATGGGTATAAAAGTACTTGTTTTAAATAACAGGAACATGGAGAATAACAAAGTACTAATCAGTAAATTCTTGGGCAATGTCAAATAAAAGACCCATAGCAATTGCTTTCTCAGACTTACACCTGAATATCTGGACTAAGTTTAACAAAGACAACAGCAGAACAATGAACCAGTTCGAGGTTCTTCACTACATAAGAAAGCAATGTATAAAAAAGAAGGTTCCGGCCTTCTTTCTTGGTGATATGCTACACAAACCCGAGAGCATCGATAGTGACCTATTCAGGCTTATAATTGAAGAGTTTATTAGGCTAAACACAGAACCCCTTTGGAACTGCTTCTTCATTGAAGGCAACCATGAGATAAAGAATAAGAACCAATTGGTAACACTTGGCCAAGGCACTGCCCATACTGATAAGCCATCAGTCTATACCTCACCTGGTATAGTGTCATCGCTATCAAAAATATTCAACTTTCTAAATCCCATAAATGGGTACGTAGGTTTATATGGTGGATATAAGGTTTGGGGTATATCCTACCTTGACCATAACCAAGGTTTGAATAAACACTTAACTGAAATAATACTAAGGTTTAATCAGCATGATAAGAACATCCTATTACTACATACAGATTACCCAGGTGCAAAAGATACTGATGGTTCTGAAGTTGGTTCAAGTGAAAATATCAATGTAAACCTTATCAATAAATTTGATCTAGTATTATGTGGCCACATACATAAACCACAAAGGCTTTCAAAAAAGGTATACATGATTGGTGCACCCATCCAACAAAGGAGGACAGATAGGAATTGTGAAATGGGTTATTGGGTAATATACAATGACCTATCTGTTAAGTTTAAATCCCTTGCAAAGAAGTTCCCCAAATTTATAGATGTTGAAAAGGAAGAAGGTATTAAAGATGATTATAACTATTACACAGTAATTCCTAAGCATATTCTAGTAAACACAGATACTAAGAGTAATAGAATTACTGCTAATCTTTCTAAAACTAAACTAGCAAAGAAGTATATGCGTGAAAAAGGCATCAAAGATAAAGACAAATCAAGGTTACTAACTAAACTACTGAAAGACAATGATTAAGTTTGGGAAACTAATAATAAAAGGCTTCTGCTCTATCCAGGATTATGAAATTGATCTTGATGGGGGGCATATAACTATTATACGAGGAGAAAATGGAGTAGGTAAAACTACGCTCCTATCAGCAATAACATGGGTACTCTATAATAAGACAGCTAAGGAAGATGCTAAAGACGTAAACACATGGAAAGAAAGAAGGCCAAAAGATTACAGGGGTACTAGTGTAGAGATATACTGGAATAATGGTACAACACTACACCAAGTAATTAGGTGTTCTAACTATGGTGAAAAAGTACATGGCTCAAAGGGTGCTAATAGGCTGATATATCTAATAGAAGGCGTAGAGGTTAAGAATAAAAGGAAGGATGAGATACAGGCCCTAATTGAAGCTAACCTTACACTATCCTACTCTCTATTCAAGAACTCTATCATGTTTGGCCAGGGCCTAAAGAGATTAATACAAGAATCTGGTACAGAGAAAAGGAAACTATTCGAAGAAGTATTCGATGTAAGCTACCTATCAGTAGTAAGAACAGTTGCACAAAAGGAAAGGGACAAGATAAAAGAAGAACTTAGTTTAATAACAAATCCTTTAAATACAATGAGGGCTAGTTATGAAACTAATAAAGAAACCTACCTAGAACTAAAAGCAAGAGAATCAAATCAAGCAACTGCTATAGGTGAAGAACTTGAGGAATATATAACTCAACTAAAGGAAATAAAAAGAACTTTAAGAAGGTACGACCCAGAGATTGAAAAGTCACTAGCTAAGGCTACTGAAAAAAAGGTCCGGCTTAAAGAACAACTAGAAGAGTTACGAGAAAATTATAACTCTAACAAAAAAAAGGTATCAGATGTAACTTCAGTTAAAGGCTTAGGTAGTTTAGTAAAAGAGATTATTGGGTTAATCATAATAAACCCTCACTTGGCAATATCAAAGTTAAAAGAACTTGAATCGGCAATAGTTGAAATGAATAACTACCATGATGAGTATGAAAGGCTTAATAATAAGCTTATTAGCATAAGAGATGAAGAAAATGAGTGGCATAACATAGTTGAGAAGAATAAGAAGAACCTGGAAATAGCTAATACTATAGAAAAGAAAATTGACATAATCAAGAATGCCAAGTTAGAAGTACTTTCTCCTAAGTATAAAGAGAAGTATTTGAAATACAAAGAGGAGATAAGAGTTCTGGAAAAGAAGTTATTACCTATTGAAAAGCAACTCAATGATTATAATTGGGTAATAGATGATCCACTTGGTAGCAACGGGATCAAGTCATATATATTTGAATCATCAATGGATGGTATAAATGATATACTAATGCAATATGCTGATACCCTGGGATTAAGAATAGAATTTGGGGTAGACCTATCAAATACAAGGAAGGACTTTTATACACTAGTAGAGATAGGTGGTATAGTAGTTGATTATGCTGATTTATCCGGTGGCCAAAAGCAATTAGTTAATCTTGCTATGGCTTTTGCAATGTGGGAATCCACTTCTAGTACAAAAGATATTAATATACTATTTCTAGATGAAGTATTTGAAAGCTTATCTAGAAGTAATATCGAAATAGTGGTAGACCTTATAAAGCAATTGTCTAAGGGCAAGAGCATATACATCATCACACACCAGGAAAACCTACCCCTTAGCAATGCTAAGATCTTAAACCTAGACTCTAAGAATGGTCTAACTACCTTTAACTAATTAAACTATTAATAACTAAACAAACACAAACATGGGATGGCACGAATTAACTCAAAAGCTAAGGGATCAAAAAATGAAAGAGATACCTGTAAGTGGTGGAAAGATTGGACAGGATATGAATTTAGTAGAGTGCCCTCTAGTGGTGGGCTTAGGTGGTCCCGTACAACGGATACTACGGGAGATATCATCTGTTCAGATAACAAACACTATCTCAGGTTCCCCTTTAGTATTGAGTGCAAAAACTATAAGGAAATTAATTTTGAGCATATCCTATTGGGAACAAAGGGAGCAAAAGTCCTCCAATTCTGGAATCAAGCTCTTGAAGATGCGGAGAGGGGGAACAAGCTTCCTATCCTAATGATGAGGTATAATGGGATGAAAAAGGGAGATTACTTCTTTGTAGTTGATGAACAATTTGGGGGAATACTAATTGATACCATGCCACATGAGGATGTAAATGTAATGCTTATAAATGCTAAACATATAAAGCTGATGATTGTAATGGCATCTGATATCATTAAGTATGCTGATTACGCTAAAGTATATAAAGAGTCAAGGAAACGATTAAAAGCTAAGAAATGAAAAAATCATCTAAGTGGTGTATTTTTAACATCAACAACAAACATTGCTTAACCATAGCTAAAGAACTTAAGGAAAAAGGGTATGATAAACTAGGGGTAAAGGTAAGCCTACCCACAGTATCAATCCTAAGGAAGAGGCAAAAGGGTAAGGATATTTATGAAGATGTCCCACTGCTATTCAACTATGGCTTTGTAAAGATGCCCACTGAGATGGCTTACTCTAGACCACTTTTAAGGAAACTAACTCGTGACATAACTGGGATAGGCTCATGGGTTAAATCAAATGATACAATGCATGAAAAGAAACTAAGAAGAAGAATTGATGGTGAAGACTTCGATGATTTCTCTAAGGTTGCTATTGCAAGTAACAATGAAGTAAGGAGATTTAAAAGGATGTCTAGAGAAAATAAGGTATACCAAGCAGATGAAATAATAAACCTAAGTATTGACTCTTACGTAGTACTAAGGGGCTACCCATTTAATGGTGTTAATGCTACTATAAAAGAAGTCAACCTTGTTACTAAGGAAATAACTGTAATGCTATACCCAGGCAATACTAATATGATAGTTAAACTCCCCATGGATAACGTAGTATACTCAATCTATCAAAACTATGATGAGAATAAACTATTCTGCAACAGCACAGAATTAGATACTACAAATATCCAGTCTGAAGATATTGAAGATAAACTAACTAAAAGGCAATTCTGATGAAAAAACATGAAGAGATAGCATGGGCAATGCTGACTGACGTAGAGAAGAACAGTCTATATTTAACGTTAAACAATGGGATGTCTTCATGGGAAGCTGGAGAAGTATTAAAGCTATCACACTATAAGTATTTAGAACTAAAAGAGAGGGCAGAGAAATTCTTTAGGCTATTTGTGGAATACTTCGAAATAGGCATAGAAAGTTTATTCAGCCCTCAAACAGTTGCTGATTCAAGGTTTAGGGATTACATAGAAGCATGCTTAGAAAAACGTATAGTAAGAAGTGAAGCAATAACTTATTGTGGAGATTCCTCTTTAGTTGTACCAAGCATCAGTCAAACCTTCATAATAAAAAACATGGATAGGCTAAGCAAATCTGAATGTCAGATAGACATAAGGTTATACAAACTAATCATGGAATTTGATCGATGGAATAACTGGAGAATACTACCCAGGAAAATACAACAACCTTCAGCATATAAACGAAGGAATAACAAAAGGGATAAGGTATACATTACTTATATGAATAAACTTGCAGAATACAAAGTAAAAGCTATTATGAATATCTTCTGGTATGTTCCTCGAAAACCTAATAAAAAAATATACTATATTCCCTTAGTTTCTAGCACTTTATTTAGCGATGGCTACAAGGTAATACCCATAAAAACTGATGACACCACCTTAAAAAAACTATCCAAACTATGTATATACATATTTAAAGAAGAAGAACAAGCAGATGTATTTGGTTATATGCTAACAAGGTATTTCAAGGAAGATTTAAAAGCATCACAAGGTCAAAAGTATTGGCCAGAATACCGGGACTGTTTAACTAGAACAGTAAACTATAACCAAGTAAACAATATAAACTTTTACATTGATAGACTTGATATGGCATATAACGACTTCACTCATAAACCAGCAAAAAATAAATCCCTACATAATGAAAGGAGAGCTCCTGATGAAATTTTTTAAAAATTAGTGTATATAATATAAATGTCGTATATTTGCAAATAATTAATAATTCAACAATTCAACATGAAAACCAGAGTCAAGAAACAAAAGGGAAACGACAAGAAGGCTAATATCAAGGGCATTGCTGGAACCCATGATAGAAAGTCTTACAAGGACCTAAAACGGGAAGCCGTTATAAGGGGCATGGCTTTCCAAGATGTGGTAGAAGCAAACATCTACAGCCTAATTTCCTTTATCGAATCCAGCTTATCAAAACCTGACCTTTCATTAATTGATCAATTCGATGACTGGGTGGATAATCAATTAGAACTTATTGGTTACTCAGCAGACAATGCAATGAGACATCCTCAACTACGGTTGGGGTTTATTGGTGAAAAAGACGAAGATGGAAACATCACTAAACACAAAAGAATTAAAGGCTTAACTAAACCTAAGAAAGTAAAAAGGGAACGAGATGAAGCTGGTTTATACAAAGGAACTAAAAAATCTTACACCTTCGAACTTGCAAGAAGGGGCAAGTCACTTGAGAAGGTTAATGCTAGGGTCCTAAAGAAATTCCCAGATGCCTCACTAAAATCAGTTAGCATATGGTTCCGAACTGCAAACAGGGAAGCTAAGAAAGCATGATAAATCAGGATATGGAAAAAGTATTTAATAGCCCCTCACTATTAACCATACTATATGAAAGGGCATTATTTGAAAATAGTGATAAAGCCATATACAATGAATACTTTACCTTTTACTTTACTATAGAAGATTTTAGAAGGCTAATACTCATTGAAAAGCTTTTAAAACCTCACACGGGTAAATATGACACTATAAGATATGGGTTATTAGAAAATACTAAAGCTGATAAGCCTCTATCTGGGTGCACGGTATTTATACATGATGAACTAGATTGGGGTGACTCTTACCACCTAAAAACAAATACTGATAACTTTGAGTATGCTGGAGCACAATATGTTATCAATAATAAAGGGCTTTATAAATCATGAGAAAAGTAAACGACCAAAAGATATATAAGAATAAGTACTACCCCTGGTACTACAAGGAGAGCCTAAAAGTAAATCTTGTACCAATATCCTATTATACTAGAGAGGAAGCTTTATTTACTCTAGAAAAGCAATTTGGGAATAAGGGCATGCTAGAGCTAAAGGTAATCAAGGGGTCAGTTGCAATAAAGGAAGGCCTGGAACTTGGTAAGAACTCTTTTAGGTTAGATGGGAAAAGCCACCAAGTAAAAAAATACTATGTCCCACCAGAATACCAATTCAACAGGTCAAGGAGAAGGACTTACTTCAAGCTTCTAAAAAGAAGGAATAAAGACAACCAGCCATCAGGAGTGGTAAGGTTACATAAAACATATAAACTAAAAACTTATGGTACTAGGTGATACTACAATAGATTGGGTAAAGGTATATAAGAAAAGGGACCTATCCTACAGGTTATGGAAAAGGCTTTTAAATGGGGGAGATTGGCTTACCCTATATAAGGATGAAGAAATCCAGCCCAATGACCTACTACTTATTATGAAGATACATAAAATGTATGTCATACCCCTAAAGAAGTTAATAAGAAAGTTACCCAAAATAATAGAAGCCTATGAGGCATGGCTACCCACAAGGAATATACCATTCCAAAAAACCAGTAAAGACAAGTACTTAGCTAAAGAATTAGCATTCAGAGGGTTTGTTCCTATTGCCCAATTTGATTACTCTAATACCAAGTTTTGCTATATAATGAGCAACCGTTCAATAGAAAATACTATATGGGTATACCCTATGAAATTCACATTGAACTATGATCAATTACAAAAGGATATTAAAAAAGGCAAGGATATAAACATAAGGTATATATATCCCAATTTTGCAGCCATTGCCTTACAAGGTTGCACTAAAATTCAATACTGTAATTTATGATAAACGTAATAAAACAAGAAGAGCCTAAGTTGCCTAAGCTCAAATACTACTTGGCAACATATAAGAAGTATATGCCAGTTGAAACTGAGATTATAAAACATGTTAAGTACAACATTATACCCACAGATGAAATAACTAGTAAAGAACCATTAGATATCAGTGAGGATAATACCATTGATGATATTAAAAATGCTATTGCCCAATTGGTGCTATTCAATCAAGAAAACAAGAGCAATATACTTCAAGGAAGTTTGGGAAACTATATAATACAGCAAAAGCTCATTAATGAGTAAAACAACAATAACAATTATTAATTTTTAAAAAACAATTACATCATGGCTAAGAAAGCAAAAGTAAAAGAAGTAACAGTAGAGTCTACAGAATTTTTAGGCGGTGGCCTTATCAAAATCACCATGTCGGATGGTTCAATCATCTTTGCATTAACAATCACCCAGGAAGTTATCGACCTAATTGCACCGGAAGCTGATGATGATGATGACGATGATTCGGACGATGATGATGATGATGATGACGATGATTCGGACGATGATGATGATGATGATGACGATGATTCGGACGATGATGATGATGATGATGACGATGATTCGGACGATGATGATGATGACGAAGTCACTGCAGAATCACTTGCCGAAATGG